ATACGTAGAATATCAAAAGAATATACAAAGCTTATCTTATATATTTGAAAATGAGTGTAGAGAGTTGTTTTCTATGCTAGAAAATCCAAACGAGATACTAAAAACTTCAGGTGAACATCCTGTTCTATTAAAAAAAGCATTACGAGGCGAAGTGTCTATTCAAACGGTGTTTATTTTAAATTCCCTGATTAACTTTATTCCTAAGTGGCAAGAAAAAATTCAAGACACTGTAGTGTGGCCAAATTACGACAAACTATTGTTGAATTATAGGGGGTTTCTTAAATATGATATCAACAAATGCAAGCAAATTCTTAGAAAGGTTGTCTCTTGAGTAAAATATTATTTTCTTCTATAATTATGTCATCTGTATTTCTTTTGTTATTGTATAGATCGATAGGATTAAATGAAATAAAATCATGTATGATGTTGTGGTTAGATTCCAATTATTGGAGTCGTAATTATAATAAGATAGAGTTTGCAGCTTGGTTTTCTAAGGGGATTATCATCTTACCAGGGATATTGTTTGGGGTTCAGGTATGGTGGTTTTTTATTATTAGTGGAGTGACGTCCTCTTTGTTAATTTGGGCCTCCATGAAAAAACTTTTACCTACATTAGTAGCATTCAATTCTCTGTGGATTTTTATATCGATAACTGCCATCATTAAACATTTTGTAATTTAATTTTTAAAAACGCTTGACTTAATTTTTAATGGTGATATAATAATATGTAAACGAAAGAGAGTATAAATTGATTAGAAAAATATATTTAGATATGGACGGTGTTCTGTCTGATTTTGAACGACGTTTCCGAGAACTTTTTAATATTGAACCATCTTCTGTTAGAAAAAACAAACAATTTTCAGAACACTGGACTATGTTTGTTGAAGGTAACAACTTCAATAGCTTAGATTACCATGACGGTGCATTAGAGCTACTTGATTATCTTGCAAATAAAAATATTGAGATTGAGATTTTAACTTCAAGCGGTGGTGAGAAATATCACGATATCGTTGAGAAAGATAAAATTGTCTGGTTATGTGAGCGAGGTATTCCTTATCATCCTAACGTAGTTTCAAATAGAAGCAAGAAAAAAATGTTTGCTGAGCCTGATGTGTTGTTGATTGATGACCACGCAGACAACATTAAACAATTTTTAGAAGCTGGTGGACAAGGCATCTATCATAAAGATGTAAAAGTCACTATCGCTAGATTAGAAGAATTGTTAGCTTAATAAAGATATAAATACATGGTTGATTGATAATTTCAGTCAACTTAAATAATTTTAACTATAGACTTGCAATCTATGAAGTCTATGGCTAAAATATCATTATGTAATCTGTGAATAAATTACATATATTTTTTAATACATTTTTTATACGAGGTAATACTATGTCAGATTTTTCAAGTCTAAAACGCAATCGAGATGGTCTAGATAAACTAACCAAAGCGATTGAATCCACAACACAAAATCCAAACACAAACTCAAGAGATGACGACAGATACTGGAAACCAGAAGTAGATAAAGCTGGTAACGGTTATGCTGTGATTCGTTTTCTTCCTGCACCAGCAGTTGATGGTGACGAAGCTCTTCCTTGGGTTCGATATTGGGACCATGGCTTTCAAGGCCCAGGCGGTTGGTATATCGAGAATTGTTTAACAACTATCGAAGGTAAATGTCCAGCTTGTGAACATAACTCTACATTATGGAACTCTGGTATTGAAGCCAACAAGAAAATTGTTAGCACACAAAAACGTAGACTACACTATGTTTCAAATATTCTAGTTGTATCAGACCCAGCTCATCCAGAAAATGATGGACAAATTAAATTGTTCACTTTCGGTAAGAAAATCTTTGATAAACTTACAGAAGCAATGAATCCAGAATTTGCAGATGAAACTCCATTGAATCCATTTGATTTGTGGGAAGGTGCGAACTTCAAATTAAAAATTCGTAACGTAGAAGGTTATCGTAACTACGACAAATCAGAGTTTGCCGACAAGTCACCAGTGCATGACGGTGATGACGCAAAATTAGAAGCGTTATGGAAAGCAGAACATTCATTGACATCAATAGTATCTAAAGATAACTTTAAATCCTATGATGAATTGAAAGTTCGATTAGATAAAACTCTAGGCTTTTCTGGTAATCTAGCATCAACTCCTATGTCACGAGCTGACCAAGAAGATGATTTTACATCACAGTTTGAAGAGAGAGCACCAAAAGTGCAGTCACCAAGCACTCCTGAAATTACAACTGGAAGTGACTCTGATGACGATTTAAACTTTTTTAAATCATTAGCTGAAGAATCATAATCTTTAGATAGGTAAAGGGGAGCATTTAGCTCCCCTTTTTTTATGCCTAGAAACCTTGTGCTGCTCTAGATTTGAATATCGTCAATAGATCATCGTTGTATGGTGATGCCATACCACCACCCGTCACAGAAGTGTTGTTAACATTAGTAATATTGGTACCAGTTGTCGTTGAAGCCATAGCTTGAAGAAGAGCTGATAATATTTCAGTGAAATTTTCTTCTTTTTTGTCGTCTAATTGTTTGCTTAAATCTTGTGTAGCTTTTGTATTTTTATCAACAGCATTCTCTAAAGGTTGATTAGCCAACGCAACACGCTCTGCTATTTCTTTTTCTATGTTAGCTGGTCGTTCAATGTCTCTCACGAATGCTTCAATGGCTTCTCCCACAGTTCCTGCTTTACTAAAACTTTTTGATTTCTTAGCTGCTTGAATTGCTATATCAATATTAAAATTGGGGTCTTGTAATTGTTCTACAGAGTAGCCAGAACCTAATCCGCCCTTTCTGTTCATTTGAAATAAACCAACACTATCTTCTTTGTCGGTAATGTTTCTTATATTAGGATTTAATCTTGATTCATCAAATGCGTTAATAACTGCGGCTTCTGCTTGCTCGGCCGTAAATCCTGCTTCGATAAATCTTTTCCTGATTAATTTAGCCATTTCACTATTAAGATCTTTTTTAGACATGGCTGTAGGTGATGTGCTGGCTTTTTCTGATGAACTATTTTGTCTGATTGGTTCTGGAAACAGAGATTTAGCTTGCTCTTTGTATTGTTTAAATCTTTCATCAAATGGTTTCATACCAGATTTATAAGGAAACTCAAATGGCGTACCTTTTCTATCCTCAATCTCTTGTCTATTTGCTTCAACAATTTTTCTAGTATCTTTAATGGTATTTTCAAAAGCACCTATGGATTGATAAGGAAATCTAGAATCTTTCGGTGTTTCGGTCAAACCCTTAGCTTTCATATCTGCTAAAATCTGTTCTTGTTCAGCAAGGTCTTTCACCGCATTATCTCTACGTCTATTCGCTAATAATTGTCCACCACCATATAAAGCACCTGCCGCAGCACCAGCGGTAGCTCCTGCTGGTCCTCTTAGTGAACCCCCCACAGCGGCACCAATCACAGTATATAAGCCCACTGTATTATCATCTAACCACTTATAGAATATTGCTTTAATATCTTTCCCTATACCCACAAAAATATCACCTACAGCCATAAATGATGCAGTAACATTAATCATAATATTGTTGTATAGTTTCGCTATTTGATATGATATCTCGTCTGCTAAATTTTTCCATTGTTTAATTATGAATGCTAATCCGTCATTGAATCCTGTGGTATTGAACGCGTTATCAAGATAATCAGCAACTTGTTTAAATACAGAAGGTCCATCTTTGTTGTCTGACTCTTTTATACCAAAGAATGATGATATCGATTTTGCTATTGAATTGCCTACGTCTGAAAATTGAGCACCAAATTTGTTGAAGTCTAAATTATTAAACATAGCCGTAACTAAAGACCCAGCAACAATTGACAATATAATACCACCCATTCCCAATACACCCAATGACGATGCAATTCCCTTAAATACACCAAGAGTGCCACCAACAACCGACCCTAATCCAGAAAAAATACTACCTATAATCGCCCCAGTAGTGCCGAAAGGTGCTCCCAACCCACCGAATATTGCACTGAATAAACCTTGATTACTTTTACTTGTTGGTGCAGAAGAAGTAGTTTTTTTAGTTTTTTCTGGTTTATCTAGTGCAGATTCGTAAGAACTTT